ATCTTTCCGGCGATCACTCGTGAAAGTATCACCCGCGAAGCTGATACCAAGCGTGCGCCTCGCGGTAATTACAACCGTGACGGCTTCTCGGCTAAAGACAAGCAGTACAACTGCGAGGAATTCGGCCTTGAAGGCGCGTTGGATGATGGCGAAAGGACGCTCTATGCGTCTGACTTCGACGCGGAATTGACGACCGTTCAGATCATCACCCGCAGGGTTCTGCAGGCGCAGGAACGGCGAGTTGCTGGTCTTGTGTTTAACACAGCCACTTTCACCGGCGCTCAGCTTTACACCGATAACTCGGCAACACCGTGGACGAGCGCGTCAACTGACGTTATTGCTCAGGTTCGTGCAATCCGTGAGAAAGTACGAGCCAATAGCGGGCTTGATGCAAACACGTTGATTTTCAGCAAGGCGAATCTTGATCGTCTTCTGAATAACAACGTCATTAAGGACTCGATCAAGTATGTGGCGCGGTTAACCGAGGCGGAGATATTGAATGCTCTTGCTGATCTTTTGGGGATTCAAAAGATCCTTGTCGGTAGGGGTATTTATAACACCGCCAAAGAAGGCAAGACGTTCGTAAACGGCGATATTTGGAACGCAACTTACGTTATGGCCGCTGTGATCGGTAATCCGAATCGTCTTTCCGATCCGAGCGTTGGAAGGACATTTCTTTGGAATGCTGACAGCCAGGAGAACGCAACGGTTGAGCAGTACCGCGATGATGCGTCGCGTAGCGACATCTTCCGCGTGCGTCAGCATGTGGATGAAATCATCATTGATCCGTACTTTGCTCATCTGATGAAAGTAGCTTAAGGCGAGTAATGGGGGATCCTCTTTTTGAGGGGATCCCCCTTATGCCTTTGGAGGAATGATGAGTTTCAAAACCCAGTTAGCGCAAGATGCCGCGCAAGCGTTTCTTAATCCGCTGGAGTTCGCGGAGGACGTGACTTATACGCCAAAGGCCGGAGTGCCGAAGGCGATTAAGGCTGTCATTAACCGCAAACGGTTGGATCCGGCGTATGAGGATACCGGCCGAACGCTTATTAATCAGGCGGAACTGTTTGTGGCTAATGACGCCACTACGGGCGTTACCTCGATCAATAAAGGCGGGGACGTGGTGTCGTTTTCTGAAACGATTGGCGGAGTGGCTATCAGCTGGGTTGTTGCGGATATTTTAAACCAAGACGAAGGGATCTGGCATTTGCTGGTGCAGAAATGAGCGAATTAACTGTTGAGATAAATACCAAGAACCTTGATCGTGCGCTTCGGCTTTTTCCGAAGGACTTAAAGTTTGAGATCGCTGACGGGATGGATCATATCAGCCGTAAGTTCTTGAAGATATTTCGGCAGGAGAGATTGCAGGGGCCTCCGGGCATTCGCGGCAGGCCGCATGGCATATTCACGCATTTCAGCCGGGCAAGTCTTGTTTCGCAGGATATCGAAGGCATGGGCATGGTGATTTTTTCGGATTCCAAGATCGCGCGTATGCACGAGGAAGGGGCAACGGTTAAGAATCAAAGTGGCGGGAAGCTCGCGGTTCCGCTCTCGGCGAGAAAAGAACTTTTCACATCGGACGGCAGACTTAAAAAGCAATACCGCCAGCCGCGATTACTCAAGAACGTGGTTCCCATTCAGTTAAGAGGCAAGACGTTCTTGGCCAAGGTAAAAAAGAAATTACGGCAGATTCTGCCGCTTTTTGTCTTAAAGAACAGCGTGCGGATAAGGCCGAGGCTGATGTTCTATAAGACATGGGACGACATGCAAAACGAACGAATCAATATTTTGAATAAGTCTATCGAGAAAACGTTGAGCAAAACATGACGGTCAGAGAAAGCATTTTAGAGAATTTACGCACGACACTTTTGGAAGTGACAACCGCTAACGGTTATCACAACGATATTCAAAGTGTTCAGCGTTGGCGGCAGTCGGGAAATTCGCTTCTGAGTGTGCCATGCATTGTCATTAACGCCGGGCCTGAGGAAAAGAACCCCGCGCCGAATCCGTTTATGACATGCCGGTTGATGGTGTATCTGGATATTTGGACAAGGCAGGACGCGGCGGATATGCAGGCGACCGACACGATTTTAAATAGTCTTTTAGGCGATATCGAGAAGGCGATCATGCAGGATATCACTCGTGGCGGATTTGCGAAGGACACGAATATTAAATCGAACGTTTTGTTTGAAACCTTGGAAGGTCAGCCGCAGGCAGGCGTGATTATGGAATTGGAAATTATTTATCAGCATAAACAAGATGACCCCGAGGTTTCGGGATAAAGGAGGAGAGTCATGTTAACACGAAAAAGACAGCTTGTCGCCAAGATAGAAGCGGTTGAGGGTACCGCTGAAACGCTCGCGGCCGCTGACGCAAAGTTATTGGTTTATAACCCAAAGGTGAGTTTTGATATTTCAATGTTTGACCGCAATCCCGCTCGTCCGTCGTTCTCGAATGTCGGTAAAACACCGGGTAAGCGCACAGCGGGTATTTCCTATCGTTTGGAATTAAGAGGATCCGGCGTGGCGGCAACGGTTCCCGAATGGGGCAAGTTGCTTCAGGCATGCGGCTTTGGAGTGAGTGCGCTTAAGTCTATGAATATCGGGGCGATTACCAACGGGCCCTTTCAGCATGGAGAAATGATTACCGGAGGCACATCCGCGGCCAAGGGTAGGGTGGTTATAAATACCGCAAACGGTGCGACCGCGGTCATGTTTGTCGTGGTTTCAGGGACGTTCGTGAGCGGTGAGGTTATTACCGGCGGGACATCTACAGCGACCGCGACGACTTCATCTGTACCAGCGACGATCGGCAACGAGTTTAAACTCATTTCGGACAACATTCCGTCTTTAACGCAAGGCAGTTATGAGGACGGAGTCAGAAAACTGATCAAAGGATCACGTGGCAAGGTGAAGTTGGGTTTTAAATCGGGAGAGCCGGTAATGATGGATCTCGATTTTCAAGGAGTCGAGGCAGGGGTATCAGATATGGCATTCTTGGCGAGCGTCACTTATGAAAGCACTAAGCCGCCGGTATTCATGAATGCGCTTTTCTCGGTGGACGCTTACTCGGCCAAGATAGGCGAGATGGATATTGATATCGGAAACAACTTGGCAGTCCGAGATGATGTCAATGATGTGCGTGGTGTCATGTCGTTTGCGCTCACTGGCCGCAACGTCACCGGTTCATTTAATCCAGAGATGGTGGCTGTGGCGACTTACGACTTTCACGCCAAATGGTTCTCAGGTACAGAGATGATTATTGACTGCACGATCGGCTCAGTGACAGGGAACAAGTTTAGGATTTACGTTCCCAAGGCGCAGTACACGAAAGTCGAGGACGAAGACAGAGACGGGCTTCAACTGGCAAAGAGCGCGTTTTGTCTTAATGGCTCGGTTACGCCGGGTGATGATGAAATAACAATCTTGGCACTTTAACGAGGAGGATAAAACATGCTTACAGGGATAAATATTTATGAAAGCAAACCTTACAAATCGAAGCTGGATTCTGACGCGGGCAATCCTACTGTTTTTAATCTTGGCCTTCTTGATTCTCATTTAAGGGCATTTATCGAAGATCAGACGACCAGTTTTGAGTTCAGTTCTAAGAACCCGAAGGATCCGGCCAAGGCTAACATCAACGCTTCAAAGCGCAACCTCATGGTTGTGAAGTTTGGGCTTAAAGGGTTAGAGAATTTTCTCGATCCGAGGGATAAGAAGCCGGTTAAGTTTGACACTGTGTCTATGCCGGTGAATGGCAAGAATTACAACGTCTTGTCGGACGAGATTATTTCGATGTTTCCAAAGGCGTTGATTGATGAGCTGGCTGAGGTGATCTTGGCTGAAAACACATTGAGCGGGGAAGAAGCAAAAAACTGACACTGGCGGTCTGGTTGCATAAGTTCAAGCTGGACTGCCACAAATGCTCAGACGCTCAAAAAACTGAGCGAGGTTGTGAGACTGATTCGCCGATCCCCGGGATGTGGAAATTAAACGATTGGGAGTTTACTCGATGTCCAAGAATACTTGTCGAAAGAAAAAGCGTTGATTATCTAAGCGCGTATTTTTTCTTCATCAAAGGATGTCTTCCCAATCCCGGCGGTTGGCTGGATCAACCCGCGAAGTTTGTTGAGGCGGTTATTTTAATCGAGCGGGAGATCGCGCGTATGAAAGAGAGCGAGGAGTAGGTGCCTACCAATCGTGAACTTGAGATTGTGATGAAGTTAAAAGACGAGGTCACGAAGCGTCTGCAGGGGATTGAGGGCAATATTCAGAAGTTCGCCAATTCCTGCAAACAGCTTGGCGGGACTATGCGTCAGGTCGGCCGCGAGATATCTCAGGTCGGCCAGAATCTTATCTTCATGGGCGGCGCGTTGACGGGCCCTTTGGCACTCGCATTCAAATCCGCAGAGAAGTATTCGCTATCCGTTTCCAACGAACTAAAACGTCTTGATAATGCATTTATCGGTTTAAGAGTGAGCATCGCCGAGGCATTGTTGCCGGTTGTGCATCAGGTGGCCAATGTATTCGGTAATTTGCTTAATCTCTGGAATAGATTGTCGCCAGCGACTCAGGGTCTGATTATTCAGTCGATCGCGATTAGCGGGATATTTCTTACACTGGGCGGGATCGTATTGTCTTTGGTCGGCAGGTTTACGCGGCTCGGAGGAATCATTCTCGATCTGGTTGGGAAATTTGCCCTTTTTGCTTTGGCAAATCCATGGCTTGTGGGGATCGCGGTAGTAGTCGCTGGACTTATCGTTATCTTCTTGAAGTTTAGGAACGTGGCGGTGCCGGTTTTAAACGCGATCGAAATCGCCTGCCAAATGGTCTATATCGGTTTTGTGAAACTTATCAAATATCTTTTGGTGGGTTTTGACAAGCTGGCCCTTGGTTTGGAGAAGTTTTACGAGGTGTTGGGCAAGATCCCGGGAAAGTTGGGTGAGCCGTACCGCGAAGCATCGCAACATATCAAGACGTTTCGGGATAATCTTCAAGGCCTTATTAAAGCGTCTGATATGGAGATGGATAGAGTCGGCAGTAAGATATCAAATGTCCTAGTGACCGGCGAAGGCAGTTTAGTTAAAGGATATGACAAGGCAAAGAATGCGATTGCCGGATTCATCGATGCCCTTAAAAACTTAGGCAAGGATATCAAGATTGAGGAGGTAGCGCAGAAGTTTGACGCGATTCAGTCTATGGCCGAAGGGACAGCAAGATCGCTGGGGGCGGTTTTTAAACACTTCTTTAGCGATGCTTTCAAAGGCCAAATCGATGATGTCAGAGATTACTTCGCTGAATTGGGCAATATGATGTTGGAAGTCTTGGCAGAAGTTTTCGCCAAGATGATCCTTGTCAAAACCATGGGTTCGATTTTTCCGGGTATGATTCCGTTCTTTCATCGGGGTGGGATGGTGTATCACTCTGGCGGGGAGGTTTTACCCATAAGGGCGCATGCGGGCCTTGCGATTGATGAGGTGCCGATTGTTGCGCAGACCGGCGAAGGGGTTTTATCAAGGCGCGGCATGCGCGCGTTAGGCGGATCGGAAAATTTGAAATCTCTAAATGAAGGAAAGTCGGCAAAGGGGGGCATAACCATAAATGTGAATCAGGTCATTCAGGCATGGGACGCGCAAGATGTTTGGCGTAATCGCAAGATGTTATCAAACGCCATTGCTGATGACATTTATAACAACGGTAAGATCCGTTCGGTAATTAGGAGTTACACATGAGCGATTTTACATATCTGCCGGATTTTCTTATTGATGAGGCAGTGGAATATAAGACGCTTGTTTCGGAGTTTGAGAACGGCGCGGAGCAGAGACGCCGCAAATGGGCGAATCCACAACGTAAATGGACGCTTAGGTTTAACAACAGAGTGCATGCGGAGATGACAGAGGTTTCAGATTTCTTCAAAAGCAAATTCGGTTCATTTATGGCGTTTACATGGACGAATCCAAACGATTCGACAGAATGCATCGTCCGTTTTGTTGAGGATAGTTTTCAGTTTAGCCGCAAGGCGTATGGAGTATATGATTTTGAATTTGAATTTATCGAGGTGAAATAATGCCGCGCGAAGTCGATAGCACATTTAAGGCGGAGAAGGCGAAGCGGGAAAATACGCCTATCTTTTTATACACGCTTGAAAAATATGACGGTGTAAACGACCTGAACCTTGCGGGCCTCGATGAGGACGTGGTTTACAACGGTATTACTTACTCAAAGTTTCCTATAACCCATGAGTTTGTCGGCGAGAACAATCAAGGCGCGATTGATCAAGTAAAGGTGCGGCTTGCCAATGTTTCAAGGCTCATTCAGCTCTATTTAGAGCAATTTGATTTTAGGGGCAGGAAGGTGACTATTCGCATGGTCTGGCTCAATCAGTTGTCTGACCCAGACGCCTTCATGGATGACATCTTTTACATCGATAGCTATACCGCGGATCAGAATAACGTGGAGTTTACACTTACAGGAAAGTTTGATGTTTTAGGAGTGGATTTACCGGCAAGGCGATATTCTCGAAATTACTGTGCATGGAAGTTTAAATCCGCAGAGTGCGGATATTCAGGAGCTGAAATTACATG